AACCTTAGAGCGCGTAAGGCTAGAGGGTCGGTGTCACCACTGCGCCGTCACCACTATATATAATATATATAATAATTACAGAGAGAGAGCATTGTATTAAGTTTTTTATGATTTTTTGTTAAAAGACGACAATTTTTTCTAAAATTGTTTTTGTGGTGGTGACATGGTGACAGTGGTGACACCAGACTAAAACCATTGAGGCTGTAAGGCGGAGGGTGTCACCACCTAACAATGACAGCTTGTTTAAGTGGAGACACCTAATTCAAAACGTGGTCAGACTCAGCCGACCAATCAACAATAGCCTATTTTTCTTTTGAAGTGCAAGACGTTTTTGACACCAAAGAAATAAAATATTTTATGGCTTGACCTTCCTTTTTTTCAATAATCTGTCCATTTGCTTGCAGTTTAGTTAAAAGCTCTAGTTTTTGCATTGCGTCCATTCTTCTAAACGCTCTATATTTTCTAGCAATATCACGACTAGAAATACCGTGAACCCCTGCATCATGTATTACATGAAGTATTTCCTCGTTTACTCCTGCATCCTCATCTATCCCGTTTATCTCTAAACGCGAAAGTAATTTTTCAAGATGAAACACAATCCAATTACTGCACCATTGCACAATAGACTCGTTAATAATTGGGCTAGATGGGTTGTTAAACGCACCTAAAGCCACACACAGACGCTTAAAACTACCACACCAACCTAACGCCACCCCTAACAAATCTTTGCGCTCATCGCTGCTACACGTTGCCTTAATTCGAGTTAATGAGTGAGCAAATAAGGTAGCGGTGTTGTCGCTGTCAAAATCTGCAATTTTTTGCACTGGGTTCATTGATGCAATATCAATAAACTCGCTGCCTGTCTTTTTGATTGATGCTACAACATATTTAACATTAGTCGGGAATGGTGCATCAAAGTCACGTTCACACGTTACACTGTCGCCACCATCTGCAATCATTAAACGCTGTAAACTGCCGATGCTGTATTGGTCACGTTGCGCTACAAAATCAATGTGCTTGTAACTCATTAAACTAAGCATAGTTAATGATGGTCGGTAAATATTGTACTCAGATATATGCTTATCACCGTCCCCATCTTTTTTGCCAAAATTCGCGCCTACGCTGTCTTTATCTAAATAAAGGGTATTATTAAGGTAAACCTCATTTATTGCGCTTAGTGCCCCTTGTATTGCGCCTGATTGTTGTTTCTTACCAAAACTAATCATTTGTGCATAGTCGTCTGTTGCCCAAAACATACGCGGCATAGTTAGCAACTGTTTATGCAAACAAGTCGAGCCGCTTATTTTAGTACCGCGAATAATGTTTCTATCACCACAAGCATCGACTGCTGTATTTAAAATACCTTTGAGCGGTTGCACCTGTGCCGCGCTGTCTGCAACAATGGCCAAAAATGCGCTTGAGCTTGTACCGTCTTTTAACCGCACACAACGGCTTGCCATAGCACAGGCAAAGGCTAGTGTAGCTTGTACAATTGAATACTTCGGTGCTGTACCTATTTGCCCTTTAATCCACACCGCCACCTCGTTTAAACAATCAACTGGTAGGCTACAATCAATCTTTACAGTGTCAACTTGTACTGGCTTTAGCTCGACAACATTAGAGCTTAAAAACGCTTTAGCAATGGCATCGCCTTGCTGTAATAGCGTTTCGTCTTCTGGTGGTTTTTTGTAATCCATATCCAACAACAACGCAGCCTCTTTTACCGCTGCTTTTAAATCGTTGTTGTGCTGATAATACAAATACACACCAAACGCGCTATGCGCGTAACCATCGCCCAACGGGTCGCTTGCATGATGAATATAAACCTTGTCCACACATTCACCCGTCAACAACACGCAACCTGCTAACTTGCTTTTAGAGTGCGGACTTAGCATTCTTGTTTTGGTTATACGTTTGTAGCCATAGTTTTCTAATAACCCAATTAATCCCATGCGCTGGTTAAACGCACCTATTACGTCATTATCGCCACCGCTAAACACGCGCAAAGGTGCGGATTGTGCTTTGTAATCTTCTTTATCAACGTGCCATGGACACGCACTTTTCAGCACGTCTTTAGCAATATCCCATTGCGTCCAAATGTTTAGTAGTTCGGGCGGTAACTCAGGTAATTGAGTCCAGTCACCACACCACACATACGGCTTGTTGGTGTCTGGGTGAATAGATGGCGGTAATACATCTTGAGTCATGCCACCGCGCAACTCAAAAACAACATCGGATTCTTTAGGGTTCACTTCATTAACCCAGTTTAAGGCATGGCGTTTTAATTCAATGCCTTGTGGTGCTTTGTAAATCAATTTAGAACGATTAAGCCGCCCCGATTCAATTCTCACACCATCACGCATTAACAAAGCTAAGTTTAAACCCACTGCCTCAAGTGCTATTTGTGTATGCTCGATGTTGTCAATGTCTAGCGTACAAGTACCGCTCAAGCCATGAATTAAACCGATGCCGTTGTGGTCAAATAGGTTTAAATCTGTTACTGGGTTTTGTTCCCATTTATCTTGAAATGGTTTTTTTCCACGAACCGCACACAATTTAAAACCATGTGCGACATAACTTGACGCTGCTTCTTTATTGTTTTGCATTTTCTAATTGTCCTTCTAAATAATCAGAGAGTTTTTTAATTGTCTCATAATCAGCTTTTTCTATTTTCATTAAGCGATAGATTGTATTTGAGTGAATGCCCACACGCTCAGATACAATGTTAAGCTGCCTATCTTCTAACAACTTTTTAATCTCAGGTAACGATAACATATATTTTGCCTCTTTTTGTTTGTTGGTGTTGACACAATAACAAATTATAATTAACATGGCAACCACTGGCACACGAAACATAGAAACCAGTGAAACCTAAACCAAACCAAGAGTACAAGATTATGAGTAATTTATCAGGCTACAACTTCAACGCTGAAAGCATTGAGCCAAACACAAGCTATGAGCCAATTCCAGCAGGTTGGTACACCGCAATCATTAGCAATAGCGAAATGAAAGCAACCCGTGACGGCTACGGTGAGTATTTGTCATTAACACTTCAAATCATCGAAGGCAACTACCAAAACCGCTTAGTCTTTGCCCGTCTTAACTTGAAAAATGCAAATGAAACGGCTGTTGATATTGCCAAAAAAGACCTTGCTGCTATTTGCCGCGCTGTTGGCGTAATGTCACCGCAAGCAAGCGAAGAATTACACGACAAACCTTTAATGATTAAAGTTAAAGTACGCGCTGCCAGTGGCGAATATGACGCAAGTAATGACGTTGCAGGTTATAAAGCTGTTGAAGTCAACGACAAACCATTTACACCACAACAAAAACAAGCCGCACCTGTTGCCCCATCCACACCTGCCAAAAAACCTTGGCAAAAATAATAACACTACTTAACGCGCCCTAGAGCGCGTTTTTAATTAGGAGAAAAGGCTATGAGTTTTTTATCAAAAGTAACGCGCAACAAAGCAAAGACTGAGCGTGTGATTATTTACGGCGAGTCAGGACTAGGTAAAACAACATTCGCCACGTCTGCCCCGTCACCTATCGTTATTCAAACTGAAGACGGGTTAGGCGAAATTGATGTGCCATGTTTTCCCCTCGCTGAATCATATCTTGACGTGATGAAAGCATTAGACAGCTTAGTTAATGAAGACCACGACTTTAAAACAGTGGTAATTGACAGTTTAGACTGGTTAGAGAGCTTAATCTGGAAGCAAGTTTGTACTGATAACAAAGTGCCAAGCATTGAGAAAATTGGCTACGGACGCGGCTACAACGAGGCTTTAGTTTTTTGGTCGTACTTTTTTGACGAACTAAACAAATGCCGTGATAAAGGCATGATTGTAATTATGACTGCCCATTCACAAGTCAACAAAATAGAAGACCCTGAATATCTGACATTCGACACCCACGACATTAAACTACACAAAAAAGCGGCTGCTTTGTGTCGTGAGTTTGCCGATGTTATCGGTTACGCAAGCCTGAAAAAGATAATCAAAGTTACTGAAGGCAAAGGATTTAATGACGATAGAAACAGAGCAATAAGCACAGGTGAGCGAGTTCTTAACCTAAGCGCAAACCCTGCTTATACTGCAAAGAACCGCTACGATATGCCGCCTACTATGCCGTTGCTTTGGTCAGAGTTTGCAAAGCATTTGCCAAGCCAAAAATAAACCACACACATTAAAGCGTGAGCATCGTCTCACGCAACCGAGAAACCAGCTATGATTACATTAAGAGACTATCAGCAGGACGCTGTAGAGAGTGCCTATGCGTATTGGCAGAATGGCACAAGCTGCATCATTGAAGCCCCATGTGGCGCAGGTAAAAGCCTGATTATTGGCAAAATCTGCCATGACTCAATAACCCATGACGTGCGTGTTTTGGTTGTAACACACCGCAAAAAACTACTAGAACAAAACGAAGCGGAGCTTAAAAACTTGTTGCCTGGTGCAAATACAGGTTTTTACAGTGCTGGACTAAACCAAAAAACGCAAGACGCTCAGATTATCTTTGCAGGCATTCAAAGCATCGCCAATGCCAAAATCCAACACTACGAAATACTAATCATTGATGAATGTCATCTTGTTGCGCCCGATGTTGCAGGACAATATCACAAACTGATTAGCAACCTAAAAGAAGTTAATCCTGCCTTAAAAATACTTGGACTTACCGCCACCCCGTACCGCTTAGATAGTGGTTATTTAACCCAATGGGATAACCCTATTTTTGAGCGTGTAGCCTACAAAATTGACATCAAACTACTCATTAAACGCGGTTTTTTATGCCCTGTTGTGTCTAATGGTGGCGGTGTCAAGATAGATGTAAGCAAGGTTAAGCACAAAGGCGGAGAGTTTTTAGACAGTGCGCTTGAATCATTATACATGAGTAAAACGACAGAGATTGTCGCTGATATTGTTAAAAAAGGTGCTAACCGCAAAGCATGGCTAATCTTTTGTGTATCAATAGAACACGCTGAACAAGTCACTCAAGAGCTAATAAAAGAGCATGGTATTAACGCAGCTTGTTATCATTCACAAAGCGATAACGATTACATTTTAGATGATTTTGCGAATGGTCGCCTAAAATGCCTTGTTAATGTCAATATCTTGACGACTGGCTCAAACTTCCCTATTGCTGATATGTGCGTGTTAATTCGTGCTACTGAGTCAACCGCGCTCTATGTGCAAATTGTCGGGCGCGTGATGAGATTGTACCCAAATAAAAAAAACGCGCTATTGTTGGATTATGGCTCTAATGTGCTACGTCATGGATGCATTGATGATGTCACAGTAAAAGCAAAAGGCGAAGGCACAGGCGAAGCACCAAGCAAACAATGCCCATCATGCGACACCATTCTACACGCTGCTGTTCGTGAATGTCCCGAATGTGGATATATTTTTGAGCGCGACCCCGAAGGTAACCTTGAGTTAAACGCTTATGACGGTGCGGTATTGTCAGACCAGCGCAAGGTACAACGTGTAGATGTTGACCGCGTGAGCTTTAAAATACATAAGAAACAAGGCAAGCCTGACAGTATCAAAGTGACTTATCATTGCGGATTAGCAGAGTATTACGAATGGCTAACGCCTGAGCATAGTGAGTTTGGACTGAGTAAGACTGGTAATTTTTTTAGAAGGTTAAGCGGACTAGGGAGTGGTAGTTTTAGGTTTTTTAAAAGTTGTGATGAATTTATAACTTTTACAAAATCAGATTATTTTAGTATTGAGCAAAAAATAACTGCCATCGACATTTTACCATCAAAATATACCGAAGTTAAAAAACGGTACTGGAGCAAAGTATGAACCATCAAGCCGAATATGAGTCAATAAAAAAACAGATTGCAGAGCTAGAGCAATCGTTAAAAAACCGTTGTATTGAATGCTCAAACTTTAACAAAAAAAAGAATGAATGTATTAAGCATGGCTGCATTCCAAAAGACGTTGTTTTTGAAAAAAATGATTGTCCTGACTGGGATTGGCTGCCTTTTAAATATGTGGAGCTTTGACCACGTTAAAAAATAAAGCACTTAATTAGAATGGTGTTGCTAATTACACCATTCTAAGCTAGTGTCATAATGACTGGCACAAGGTAAACACCGCGCTAAACGGAGACTAAAGCACCAAACAAAAAAGCCACTTTTTACAGTGGCTTTTTTGTTGGCTCGTAACGTGAGTCACTCAGAGTAGAGTTGCCTCTGAAATCGCAGGGTGGTAATTGTATTCTACCCGAAAAAACCACGCGCTAAAATAGGCGTGAGGATAAATGATAAACAAATATAAGTTAGCATTTGGCCACCTGTTTTGTTGGCTCTAACTCGTTAAGCTGTTTGAGCGTAACGTTTTTATAACCTGCTTGTTTTAACATTTTGAGAAAATCAAGACGACTGGCACGGCCTATCTGGTTGCTTGCAATCCAGTTTCTTATAGTTCGACTGCTTACACCCAATTTAATAGCAACATACGGCTGACTACCCAGTGATTCAACCATTTCTCTAACTGTTGACATTTTTTTAACTCCTAATTTGTTGATTCAAACAATATATACTAAAAACACAGGAAATAAAAGGGAAATAAAAAGGAAAATATATCTTGCATTTATTTTTTAATGAGACTATCTTTAGCTTATCGAAACGCGGCATGATGCAAGCGTAAAAAAAAGGTGATTATTATGGCAATTTTAAACTTAACACAACACTCAGCAACACCTGAGCAAATTGCTCAAGGTGTTGGCGACTTGAATCCCCATCATGGGGAGATTCAACAACTCAAGTCATTATTGACGTTTGAATCGTTACCAACGGCTGAGGAAGTGTACGAACGCGCCTATGCTATCGCTGCATTGGCACAATCGTATTTTGTTGATGTAGCCATGATAGGGGGCGCGCCTTATTTGATGGGTGCGCTTGAACGTGCGCTTAACAAAGTAGGCATTAAGCCAGTCTATGCGTTTAGTGAGCGTGTGAGCGTTGAAAAGGTCGTTAATGGTGTAGTTGTTAAGACTAACGAGTTTAAGCACATCGGATTCGTGGAGGTATGGTTATGAGTATTTACGCATTACAACAGGCATTTGCTTGTTGCACCCAAGAAAACGAGGTGCAAGCACTAAAAAACCTTGTGTCTGCTTACATGACTAAGCGAAAGTCAGCGCAAGAGCCAGTGTTAAGAATCTCTCTTGTAAAGACTAAACCGCGTGTGTATGTCGAGCCTGACAATACCATGCGTAGAAACTGGAATGAATAAAAATGATTGATTATTTCCTGCTATTCCTAGCAGCGATTTTGATTTTAACCCTTGTTGAGATGGTCGAATATCGCAGACGTAACGAGTTTATTATTGAAAAACAGGCGTGTGAGATTACGCGCTTGTATCAAGAAAATCACGCGTTAGAAAATAACGCGAAAGATATGGTGGCAGATTATGAAAGTCAATGTTAGTGAAAATCAAAAAGCATTATGCTTATTTGTTTTTTTCTTTGTAGTCATGGGCTGTGCAGGTCAAGGCGACTATGAGTATGCAAAAAGCAAAGAAGTTA